CGGGCGAGCCGATGGGCATGTCGTGGCCGACACCGCTCATCCAGATCACGGCGACGTCGGAGGAGCAGACCGACAACATCTATGACGCGCTGCGCCCGATGATCGACAACGGGCCGTTGAGCGCGATTATCCCGAAGACGGGCGAGGAGTTCATTCGCCTTCCGCACGATGGTCGCATCGACGTGGTGACGTCGAACGCCCGCTCGAGGCTTGGTCAGCGTGTGACGTTCGTGCCGCAGGACGAGACCGGGATCTGGACTCCGCGCACCGGGATGGTGAAGGTCGCGGAGACGCAACGTCGTGGTCTGACCGGCATGAGTGGCCGTGCGGAGGAGACCACGAACGCGTGGGACCCGTCGGAGGGGTCGGTCGCGCAGCGCACCGCCGAGGCGCAGACGGGGGACATCTTCCGGTTGCACCCGCAGCCCGCCGCGTCGTTGAAGTACGGCGTGAAGGCCGACCGCCGCAAGATCCACCGGCAGGTGTACCGCGGCTGCCGCTGGGTCGACCTTGACGCGATCGAGGCTGAGGCCGCCGAGCTGTTGGCGGTCGACCCGGGGCAGGCGGAACGGTTCTTCGGCAACCGGATCGTCGCGGGGTCCGACAAGGCGTTCGACGTCGAGGTCTACGCGGGGCTCGCCGTCCCGGGCCGCACGATCGCGAGGGGCCGTAAGGTCACGCTCGGCTTCGACGGGTCGCTGACGCAGGACGCGACCGCGCTCGTGGTAACGGACATCGAGACCGGGCATCAGGCGGTGGTGGCGTGGTGGATTCGCCCGCACGACCTGCCCGAGGACGTGCCGTGGAAGGTCCCGATCGACGAGGTCAACGAGGCTGTGGGGTTCGCGTTCGCAACATGGGATGTGTGGCGCGGGTATTTCGATCCGCCGCACTACCGCGATGACATCAACCGGTGGGCCGGCGAGTACGGCGACGACCGCGTGATCGACTGGTGGACGAACGCCAGGAAGCGGATGGCGCACGCGCTGCGCGAGTTCCAGACCGACATGGACCCCGACGTCATGTCCCACGGGCCGCTACGCCTCGTCGACGACCTGCCAGCCGACGACGGGCGCGTGCAGGCACATGCGGCGCTGGTTGAGCATGTTGGGAACGCGGTGAAGGTGTCGACGAACATCCGTGACGACGAGGACGGCACGTTCCTGTGGCTGATCCGTAAGGACAGCCCGAAGTCACCTCGGAAGATCGACCTTGCGATGGCCGCGGTTCTGTCGTGGACCGCCAGGGGCGACGCGATCCGTTCCGGGGTGCTGAACAAACCCAACTATGGCCGCGGTGCGTGGCAATGAGAGGAGGTGACCGGCCGTGGCCAAGGACCCCATCATGGAACAAGTGCTGTCGCGGCAGGTGTCGCCGATGCTCAGGGAGCTGCGCCGGCGCGCGGTGAAATACCGCGACCTTGACGCGCACTACGAGGGGTCGTCACCGATCCCGTCGTCGATCGCTAGGGCGCGGATCACGAACGCCTACCGGATGCTGATGCCGTTGGCGTCCGCACCGTGGGGCGCCCTCGTCGTCGACAGCGTTCAGGACCGGCTTGAGGTGACGGGCATCCGCTCGCCCGACGAGCAGGCCGACGAGCTGGTGTGGGATGTGTGGCAGGACAATGCGATGGACGCTGAGGCGAAGCTCGCGCACGCTACCGCGCTGATCGGTGGCCGGGCGTTCGCGACGATCTGGCCTGACAGCGACGGCCGGCCGCGGATCACGACGGACACGCCGGAGCAGATGATCGTGCAGTACCGCGAGGGGTCGCGCCGCGACCGGGTATGCGCGATGCGCGCCTGGGTTGACGAGGACGAAACCGAGCATCTCACGATCTACCGGCCGGACTACATCTTCAAGCTGCAGAAAGCACGGGCGCAGCAGCCTTCCACGACCGACCTGGCGTTCCTGGCCGCTGACACATGGTGGGAGCCCCGCGCGTTCGAGGACGAGTGGGTCCTTGAGAACCCGTTTGGGCTGGTGCCGGTCGTCGAGCTGCCGGTCAACCGGCGTCTGAAGCCCGGCACGTTCGGCTACGCCCGCGGCGAGTTTGAGCACGCAACCGGCCTGATCGACCGGATCAACCTGCTCACGTTCCTCGGACTGGTCGTCGCGTTCTGGATGGGCTTCCCGCTGCGCGGCGTCATCGGCGAAGAACTGTTGAAGGACGACAACGGCAACGTGCTCGCACCGTTCGACGCGCATGCCGGTGGCATCTTCCAGCTTGAGAACCCCGAGGCGAAGATCGTCGAGTACAACGCGGCGGACCGCAAGAACCTGTCGATCATCCACGAGCTCGACCAGTTCGCAGCCGTTACGAAGACCCCGAGGCACTACATGCCGATGGAGTCCGGGATGGCGAACCTGTCCGCGGACGCGATCCGCGCCAGCGAGGGCGGTTTGCACGCGAAGGTTCGCGGGCTGCACAAGCCGTTCTTGAGCGAGGGCTGGGAAGAGGTGTTGCGTGTCGCCGGGCTAATGCTGCCCCAGCCGGTAGAGCTCTCACCTCGGGCGGAACTGCAGTGGGCTGACCACGAGTCCCGGTCACTGGCGGAGCGTGCGGACGCCGCATCGAAGCTGAAGGACATCATCCCGTGGCAGGCGGTCGCGGAGATGGCGTTGCAAGCATCGGCCGATCAGGTGCAGCGCTGGCAGTCGGAGCGCACCGGTGACGCCTTCGCACAGGTCCTTACCGCCGTAACGCAGCCGCCGCCGTCGCTGCCTGTCGCCGCATAGGCATGTGCCATCACCCGGTGGTATGGCCGCTGTACGCCAGCGTGGTTCAGGTGGTGCTGATCGTCCGCTGGGTCGTTCGAGGGTTCCGCTGATATGGCCGTCCCGATCGAGGGCACCACGGCAGCGCAGGCGCACATCGCCGCACAAACCCGGCTGCAGGACTCGATCGCCGTCGCGCTTACCCGGGTGTGGGAGAACCTTGGCGGCTACGACGAGGAGGACGTCGCGCCGTGGCTAGCGATCGCCGTGCCACTCGTCATCGCGGCGCAGCGCGCCGCGGTCACCCTCACCGACGCGTTCGTCGCCTCGGTTGTGGGCCGGCGGCCGATCGGGGTTGACGCCAACCATCTGATCGCCGGGCTGCGCGGCGACATCACCCCCGAAACGGTGTACCGCCGACCGTTCGTAACAGCCTGGACCGACCTGTCGAACGGCACCGCATGGGAGACCGCGGTCGACCACGGCCTGACGCGCGCAACGTCGAGCGCACAGACCGACGTGCAGATGGCGATGCGCCAAACGCTCGCGCACATCGCCGAACGCGACCGCACGATCCTGGGGTATCGCAGGGTGCCCGACCCGGGCGCATGCTCGTTCTGCAGGCTCGTCGCGGGGCAGCGGTACACGCGCGGTGACCTGATGCCCATCCACTCGCGCTGCAAGTGCGGGGTCGACGTCATCACCCGCGACAACCGCCACGAGTTCTCCGGCAACCCCAAGAACGACCTGGCGACCGAACCGGACGTGAAGGTCGCTGTGCGCACGCATGGCGAGCTCGGCCCGGTTCTCGGCGACGCACGCCACGCCTTCACCACCTCGGCCGACCTCGGCCTGTAGGACCCCTCCCCGCGCCGCAGGGCGCTACAGAAAGGACAAGCCGCATGGCTTACTCCGCCCCCCTCGACGATGTCCTGACGCTCGCCGAGCTCCTCCGGCCCGCATGGGCTGACATCAGCGCCAACATCCCCGGCTGGCATCCCCGTGCCGAAGGCGACGACGACGCCGGCGACGACAGCACGGCTGATGCGTCGGACGACGCTCGCGCCGACAGCGATGCCGACGCCGCCGACGACGCGGGCGACGGCGGCGATGACGCTCCCGGCAAGCCCGACATCAACTGGCAGTCGATGTCGCGCAAGCACGAGCGCGAGGCCAAGCGGCTCCGCAAGGAACGCGAGGAGCTCGCCAGAAAGCTCGCCGAACGCGAACAGGCCGACATGTCCGAGCACGAGGCCGCGATCGCCAGGGCCCGTGAGGAAGGCAAGACGGAGGCGCTGAGCGCCGCCCGGCAGGACCGTCGCCAGGACCGCCTCGAACTGGCCGTCACCCGTCTCGCCG